CACCACGCCGCCCTGCGCCAGCTCTCCAACCGGCTGGTCGGCATCCTCCACGGCTGCCTCAAGACCCGCACCCGCTACAGCGAAGCAACCGCGTGGTCACACCGCACCTCCGACGCAGCCACCGCAGCCGCTTGACACCAAAGCGGCATGGGATGTCTTGACGGCCTGATCCTACAGCTCGGTGGGCATAGCCCCGAACCGTGGTTGTCCGTGGATGACCGCTGTCGACCGATGCTTAGGGCACGTCGGGGGCACGTCGGAGATGTGGCCGCATGGGGGCAAACGCGTGCTTCCGCGGGTACGTGCTCTATACGGCCAGAACGTGGACCATCATGATGGCTGGGCTGGACAGGCTGACGGTCGCAGTACGCGACCGAGGGGGGGATTCCCATGCTGCAGGCAGCGCGCCGGTGGACATTGGTGGCGGTGGTGGCCCTGGTGGCCGTACCGCTGTTGGTCGGCAGCCCGGCCGGCGCCGCTTCCGATCGCATCACCCGTAGCGACGCTGTGGCGGTGTTGAAGGCCGCCACCCGAAGCGGCGAGCTCAACGAGCGCGTTCAGATCCTCCCCTTCCAGTTCGACGGACGGCACTACTGCGTCGAGGACTGGCACGTCATCATGCTCACCAGGGTTGTAGGCGGGGACGCCTCCTTCACGCGGGAGGAAGCCGAGTCCATTCTGAACTCGGTGATGATTAGCTTCGTGCTCAACGGCGCGCCGCTCGCGACGACCCGAACCAAGGTCGTGCGGTTCCAGCGCCCGGAGTTGCTGGGGGCGGGAGTGGTGAAGGCGTATGCCTTCTCGGAGTACCGGATCATGGCGCCGACTGACCTCAGCGTCGGCGCCCACACGCTTTCGGTCACGATCTCCGAGCCTGGCGTTCCGACGGAGGTGCTGACAACCACCTTCTTCATCGACGCACCCGGCACCGGAGCCTGCCTTTGAACCACGCCGAATGCTGCGAGCGATGCGATGACCGGACACGATGGCGTCACTCGCAAGGGTCGGAGCTGACGGATGCTGGACGTCGACGCTCGTCCCACCTGATGGGAAGGGTGAGGCCGGCTCCCCGGTGACCGTCGTGTGGCTGCCGGGCCGGAGGGCGGCCGCAGGCCGCCCGCAGGGCCGGCCTTGATGGTGTAGAGAAGCTCCTCACAGCCACTCGACGGCCAGCAACGGCGGAGCGGGACACCGGCGCTTCCTTCCCTCCAGCGTCCCGCCCCGCCACATCGTCCTGGTGCTCGACGTGGCTCGGTGATCGCTACTCGCTGGCACCCCCGGAGGCCCGGACCGGCGTGGCGGTCGCCCACCGCAGGCTCGGCCCCAGCTCCTCGGCAACGACCTCGACCAGCGACCGGGCGCCACCATTCTCGGCGGTCCATGCCCACTGCTGGAGCCGACCCACCACCACGACTGACGAGTGCGGTATGCTCGCATCGCTCGGTACGGCTCGCGCTCCCCGGTTGAGGTCGTCGAAGTCGATTGATACGGTCGGGGTCTGATGAGCTGCCGACTTTCTGAACTGGTCATCGACTGCGCCGACCCGGTCGCGCTGTCCCACTTCTGGTGCGCGGTGCTCGACTACGTGGAGTTGGGCCGCGAGGAGCCGGAGGACGGCGTGGAGATCGGCCCACGATCAGGCTTCGGCGGCGCGGCGCCGACCCTGGTGTTCAGCCGGACGACGGAGCGGAAGACGGCGAAGCGCCGGGTCGAGCTCCACCATGCGGCGAGCGGTGTTGAGGATGATGCGGGCCTGCCGCTCGTCGCTGGCGACACAGATGACCTGGGCGCCCTCGGTCCGGTCGGCCAGCAGCCCGTACAGCCCCAGCGCCGCGGCCAGGGTGCTCTTGCCGTTGCCGGCCGGGATCGACACGAGCCCTTGCCGGGGCCTGGGCTCGTCCAGCAGCCCGTGGACAATCTGGCGCTGCCACGGGCGCAGCCGCATGCGGCGGCGGGCGCCGGTGCCCTTGGGGACGGTGACGTAGCGCTCGATGAACGCCACGGCGCGCGACCCGCCGCGCTTGGGGAGCCGGCGAAGGTCCAGCGGCGGGGCGGTGACGGTGCCCTTCGGGCCGGCCTTCATCGGCTTATCCTGGCGCCATGGATGAGACCAACCCCGCTACTGCGGCCATGCGGTTCGCCATCGAGTGCGTGACGCTATGGATGGAGCCGGACAGGCAGCTCGCGGCCGAGAGCATTGCCGAGCTCCAATACGACCCTGATGGACCGGGCGCAGACACGATCATCGCCGGCCTACTCAACCTGAGTCACTTGCTGGTGCTGATGCTGGCCAAGGAGCGCGGTGCGGGCGCTGACGACCTGGTGGAGAAGGCGCGCAGCATCCTCCAGAAGATGTCCCGGGAACTCCCCGACTAGCAGCGGCCTCACGCGACCACCGGCCCGTCGTCGAGCGGCGCGGTGTGTGTCGGAAAGTTCGAGGGGCGCGGGGTCCGTGGCCGGTCGCCTTGGGGGGAAACGTCTCGGTTGCAGCGGCGGTGGCCGAGCCCGAGCCAGCCGGTGCGGTCATCGTTGTGCATCAGGTCGAGCAGGGCGGGGTCGGGCCCGAGCGCATGCTGGCACCGCGGGCATGGCGCCCACGGGTCGAGCGCGGCGACGAGCTGGGCCCGTAGCGCGTCGTGCTCGGCCGTGTAGCCGCGCTGCTGCCTACTGCCACGCTGGCGGTCGTGGGCGCGCTGGCAGTCGACACAGCGGCTCTTGCCTCGCACCAGCGTGCGGCAGTCAAGGCAGCCGCGCAGCAGCCCGCTCATGGCTACCGCAGACGCCGGGCCAGGGTCGCCAGCGGATAGGCCGTTGCTGGCGCGTGGGCGGCCCGTACGCCAGCGACGGCGGCACCGGCGTAGGCGGGCGACCCGCACGACGGCGACATGATCCAGGGCGGCTCGGGTCCTGGTGACGCGGCGGCGGTCGGGCGACCAGCGCGACCCGCCGGCTACTTCCATGAACCCCACGGACAGCCCGAGCGGCACGCCGTCGCGGGCCAGCGCGAGGACCTCGTTGCCGAGCGCGGTGTCCGACACGCGCCAAGCGCCGTGCAGCGCGTCGGCCTCGTCGCGCAGCTCGACCGTCACGCCGATGGGCAGGGTGCCGGCGTCGCGCGGGTGGGTTGCGGTGAGCGGCACCCTGGCCGGGTCGACGTCGGCCAGGGCGCCGCGCTCGAACGTCTCGACCACCAGCCGGCCGCGGTCCATGACGCGGGCCTCCACGCCCCACGGCAGCAGCGGGCCGACCAGCACGCGGCCGTCGCCGTCCTCGCGCAGCGCCAGGGTGGTCTGGTGCTCGCGGTAGTGCAGCTCGGTCATGCGACGGCACCTCCTGGTGGGGTGGGCGCATCGAGGCCCGGGATGGCCGGCCGGTCCTCCAGCTCCCGGGCCTCGTTGCGGGTCAGCCAGCCGGCCTCGATGCCGAGCTTGTGCGCCTGGTAGCGGTCCAGCAGGGTCGCGCGGACGAACCCGCCGGCGTTGAACCGCGCCCGCTGGGTGCGCGGCAGCAGCCCGGAGACGGCGCGCTCGACCCGCAGCAGCCACGGCCGCAGCGTGAACGTGAGGAAGTCGACGCCGCGCATCTCGGGGCTCGTGTACGCCTCGTGGCCGGCGGTCTCGCCGGCCATCATCTCGGGCGGCACGCCGTAGAACCGGCAGATCGTCGAGACGCTGAACTTCTGCGTGGCGATGAACTGCGCTTCCTCGGGCGCGATGGTGATGGCCTGGAACTTCGCGCCGTCGCCGAGCACGGCGATGCGGCGGCGGCCCTTGTGGCGCTGCTCCCACCGGGCCTGCAATGCCTCGGCCGCGTCCGGGCCGATGCGGTGGTCGCTGGTGAGCACGCCTTGCGGCGTGGCGCCGTCGCCGAAGAACTTGGCCCCGTACTTCTCTGCGCCGAGCCCGAGCCCGATCGCCTCGCGGGCATAGGCGATGGGCGACAGCCCGAGCATGGAGCCGGGGAACGGGTACGCCTTGACGTGGAACAGGTCGGCGCGGTCCATCTCCTCGCCGCCGATGCGGATGGTCTGGGTGCCGTCGCCGTTGGTGACCACGGCCACCCGGTCGGGATGCACCAGGTCGACCTGGGCGGGCAGCAGGCCCGCGCCCGCCCGGGCGGTGATGACGCCCCAGGCGTTGCCGCGCAGCAGCACGCTTGCCATGACCGCCCACAGCCAGTCGGCCAGCTCGGGGAAGTCGGCGCTGGGCCGCTGGAGTAGCGGCGGCGTCGGGATCGGGTCGCGGTCGTCGCCGCGGTAGACGTGCAGCGGCAGGGTACTCACCGAGTCGGCCAGCAGCCGCACGCAGCCCCACACCGTCGACAGCCGTAGCGCCGTCTCGACGGTGACCGGCTCGCCGGCGGCGGCCGGCCGGCCCTCTTCCTGGAGTAGCTGTTCGAGGGTCAGCGCCTCACGGTTGGCGACCCGGCTCCAGACCCAGCGGTCCCACCACGACACGGCTACCGCTTACGCGAACCGCCGCGGGCTGGCCGGCGGGGAAGCCCGGCCAGCTCAGGCGGGATGGCGTCGCCCTTGGCGATGAACGTCACCGCGTCGGCGCCCAGGTCCTCGCGGACGATGTGGGTGTCCTCGTCGGCGACCTCGGGCGCGGCCGCGCGCCGCGGCGCCACCGGCTCGCCGACCTTGCGCTCGAAGTCGGGGCCCTTCTCGGCCAGCTCGACGCCCTCGGGCACGTCCTGGTCGACGGTGCGGTCTTGTGCCATCACGCCCTCACTCCCGTGTCGACGACGAACGCGGCCGGCTGGGCGAGCTGCACGTCGGCCCGCAGGTAGGCCAGGAAGGCGTACTGGAGGTTGTCGGCCAGGTAGCGCTCGCCGAGGAACCGCAGGGTGAAGTCGGTGCGGATGCCCACCAGCAGGTTCGACCAGTCCGCGGTGAAGATGTACGACGTGTCGGTGCTCGTGCCGGTCGTCACGTTGATGGGGATGCTCTTGGTGGTGAGCATCGGCAGCATGCCGGCCGGCGGCGCCATGTAGGCGTTGGTGGTGGCTTCCTTCAGCTTGCTCAGGCTGGTCGAGGACCTGGGCGCCTGGATGTGGGCGTTGGGCTCGAAGTTGCCGGCCAGCACCGCGCCCTTGGCGTCCAGCCACCAGTCGTAGTTGGTGATGTTGGCGCCGTTGGCGCCATGCGACGTGAGGGTCACGCCGGACTGGTTGAGCACGCCGCGCGGCTCCGGGGCGGTGCCGGTGCCCAGCAGCGCCACCCGGTCGAGCTCGACGGCCATCTGGCCGGCGAAGCTGCGGGCGATGACGTCCTCGCTGGACGGGTCGGCATCCTCGAACAGCTCGACCGACAGGGTGATGAGCCGCACCAGCGTGCGGGCGGTGAACGTCACCCGGTCGAACACCATGTCGGCGGCGGTGATGGCGGCGTTCTCCGACTTCCACGCCGGCGACCCTTCAGAGGTGAGGCGGGCCAGCGCGAGCGTCTGCGCCGTCATCGGCACGGTGACCGCGCCGGCCTGGAACACGCGGGTGGCGTTGCGGGCCAGGTCGATCACCCGGGCCGACAGCGGACTGGGCACGAGTGCCCCGCCGGCGCCGATGGTGCCCTCGGCCAGCGCCCGCTCGTGCTCGGCGCCGTCCCAGCGGCCCGTCGCCATGCCGCGCAGGAAGCGGTCGAACGACAGCGGGACCTCGGCCGGGTCGAACGCGCCGCGGGCCTGGAGCCAGTCGTAGACGCTCTGCTCGCGGGTGAGCACCGGCTCGCGTGGGGTGGCCGGGCCCGGCCGGCGGGTCGCCGCGGCGCGCAGCTCGGCCAGCTCGCGGTCGCGCTCGGCCTCGATGGCGTCGTCGGCCTCGCGCTGCTCGACCACGCGCGCCTGGTACTCGGCCAGCTCGTCGGCGGTCAGGTCGCGCTGCTCTTCGGCGGCGCGCGTCAGGATGGCGTCGCTGGCCTCGCGGGCGGTCGCCCGCCGCTGGCGCAACTCGTCGAGTAGGGTCGGCACGGCGGCGGAACCTCCGTCGAGCGGCAGATGCTATTCCCAGAGTACTCCGCGGAGCGGTGCATCGCGCGGCGACCTAGTTCGGTGTCCGTTGCCACCCGTCACCC